CTTCGTTCTGTTTTTGGGGCAGTCTGAGATGGTAGTTGCACCAGTAAGACCAAGAGCAGGTCTCGAGAGTTTTTAGTCTGGATGCGGAAAGAACCCTTTCCTTTACTTCTTTATTTGGCTTTTCCATTTTAGTATTTCTTCTCGGGACATGCTTCCAAAATCGTTTTTTGGAGGCAGTTTGATTTCAAGCTGCTGCTCGTCGAATTGACGAAGGAGATTATTTCGCGCTTTATTCGCCGCCCTGTTCCCCGCGTAATTTTCATCATTATTAAATGAGATGTATATTTTCTTCGGGTCTATCACCATTAGGATTTGTTTTATTTTTGAGGTGATCGACAAACCAAAAGTTACTATTGTATTTTTAACCCCCGCTTCCCAAAGAGATAGCATATCCCCTATACTCTCCACTAGAAATACCTCTTTCTCCGCCTGCAAATATTTTAAATTATACTTTAGGGGATAGCCCCATAAACGTTTTTCTCCAATGAGTTTCCATTTTAGCTGTTGTTTATTTGTGATATCTCTTCCGGCGACCCCCAAAAGCCTACCTCCCCTGTCGAAGATAGGGAAAACATGACGGTCTTTCATTTTTCCCGAACGCATTATACCGCTTTCGAAAAATTCCAATGTGGGAGGGGAGATTCCTCGGTCTTTCCAGTAGGAGTGGTCGGAGATGATTTGTTTTAAATTATCTTTATTTAAAATTAATGGAGCTTTGAGTTTCTCTTTCTCTGGTTTCGGGATTCGGAGTTGAAAGTTGTTCGAAATATAACTTTTAGCTTCGTTTAAATCTTTTAGCTTGAGCGTTATTTGGACTAACTCTTCCAAGTTTCCAAACCTATTCTCTTTGAAGTCCACCCATCTTCCGGTATCTTTTTTAATGCACAGCACGTTATTACTGCTGGACTCTCTGTACAAGGGCTTTGTCCGATACTCCCTTCCGCTGTCAAAGAGGGTATACCCTATGTTCGTTAGTATATCTTTTACCTCATGCATTAGTGTTTAAAAATCCGAATTCTTCAGTTGTGTTGTCTGTATTTTGGATGTCGAAGGATTGTTGCCCGTGTGTAATAATGTCTTGAAGAGTGCCTTCTTCTTGAACCTTAAAATTTTCCACCCTGAAATTAAGAAAGTTGTTCACTAGCCTCTCGCTGTCACTTTCCCGCCCATTAACACTTTCCACTACCCTTCTTCTTATTAAGTCTTGGTGCCCGGCTGCGTCACGCCCTTGAAAGCGGGTTTTAAGGGGGATCAGTTTATGAGTTCCAAACCTGTCGCCGTCTAAAGCTATTTCGTCCGTAGTCTTGCGCCTAAAGATAGCGACAAAAGTTGCAAACCACTGCAGCCTGTCAGAAAGCGATATCGCCGAGCTATCATCAACCAGACTGCCTGAGTTTCTATTAAAGCTTTCTCCAGAGCGATTCATTTGCATAGCTGTCACGAGGGGCGCGTCTATTTCTTCCGCTATTCTTTTTAATTTATCTATTTTTTCGCCAATAGCTTGGTGCTCCGCCCAATTTTTATCCACTCTTTCTCCCGTCAGCTTTATGTAATCATAAGCCACAACGCATTTATTTCCTCTTCCAACATACTTCAAGTGCCAGCGTCTAATCATGGCACATATTTCGTCAGTCGTTTTATTTCGAACGTGATAATGATAGTACTTGTGTTTCTTTAGTTCTTGGAAATACCCCCTGACTTTTTCTGTCATCTTTTCGTTCGACCTCCATTTTCCAGTTTCAAGAAACCATAAGGGGACGTCTGTTTTAGCTGCCGCCATTCTAAATTGGATTTCTTCCGTAGTCATTTCCGTGTCGAGTACCAACACGGGAACATCATTTTTTATAGCTGTTCCCAGACAAAGTTCGTTAATGAAGGTTGTCTTGCCTTGCGCGGGTCTTGATACTATCGCGTAAATATTTCCTCCCCTGAGGCCTCCATATAGTCGATTGAATTCACCATATGATGTTGAAAGGCCTGTGTCATCAGAAGGACTGTTTCCCCTTTCTTCAATCTTAAACTCTAGATCATCAAAAACGTTTTGTGGGTCATCGTCGAAAGAGTAACTTGAAATTTTTTCGCTATAGATTGAGTCGGCGGAAGCTATGATTGAATCGAGATCTTCGTTGGACGCGTTTGTTACGTGCTGCTTTATTCGATCAGCTGTTTCGCTTATCTCTCTCCTGACCCGAACCTTGACTAACTCTTTACAAGAATCAATGACGGCCCCACGGGTAATAGGGGTATAACTTAAAGTGTTAATGTAGTCATATATGTCTATGTCATCTTTTGAAGAAATCCCTAGGTTGGATATCTTTGTTGCCAAGAGAACCTTGTCTATTTTTTCGTTATTTAAAACGGCTTCCCTGAGGATGCAGTAAACTGTCTGGTGGACATCATTATAGAAGTCTGCCGCACTAACAAAAGAGTCTATCTCTGGTAATACGTCAGGATGTTTAAGGAGCCCCCCTAGGACATGGCCCTCGACCTGATTAGAATATATGGGCATCTATATTATTTATATACCCGATCTACTTTAAAGAAATAGTCAAAAAGAGTGTCGGGGGCTTGAAGCCCTCCGATTGCTGTATAAACAGCTACGCCCTCCTTCGCGCCCGCATAAATTCCGCGGTGCACGGTGGATTTAGAACCCATCATCCTGCTTAACTGCTCAAAACCGTGTTCTAAACTGGACTGAGGTATCTTATCGAGAGAATCCTTGTCACCAATGATAACGCACGCAGCTACATTTCCAGTAGCGGCGTCTATTCCCGCTAAGATGTTTTTGCGTAAGTTGTCCCTCACCGCATAGGAAATACCTGTATCGGTATAGTCCTTCACAGGCGTTGCTCCAAACATAATTATCCCAGAAGAGAAAATGGTATCAAGATCGGCCTTGTCGAAAGTGGTGTAAGCCGACTCCTTCGCCGAAATCTTATTAAAGAGGTGGAAGATGGAGCAGACGCTGTTGTTTGCCGTGCCCCAAAACTGGTTAACGCTCAGCTTGGGGTAAAGTTGCTTAATTTTTTCATTGTCCAAGATAACCAGCGGGGAAACTACTCCAGCTTTTTGAAGCTCAAGCGTCCTAAGAACCGTGCCCTTGGCATTATCCTGAACCTTTATCCCCTCTCCCCTTGTTGGGAGAGCCAGAATACAGCCAATTTTTGCATCTGTATCTTTCTTTTCTTTACCCAATGATTGACTAAGGTCGTGGCATATGTCTATAACTCTAGCGACACCTCCGGCTCCAGTGCCTCCTCCTGCTCCAGCACAAACCAAAACTCTTTCGTATCCATTCCCAAAAGTCTTCTTGAGAAAGTCTAAAATGTCCTCATATCTTGTTCGAAAGACTTCATCAGCCGTATCTGGGTTTTTTCCTGCCCCTCCGTCTCCAACGAGGAGTTTGTTTTCTTCGGGAATTTTAATTAGGGATAAATCTTGCTGGGCAGTGTTGATAATTCCTACCCTTCTGTAACCCAAGTTCCAAAAAGACTCCGCAAGTCGCGAGCCCCCTTGCCCGACCCCCACTATAGCAAAATTAAAAGCGGCATCATTAAACTCATCTTTGACCCCGTCCTCCAAGGGTTCGTCGTCTGGAAGTGGAATGTCTGGAAGGTCTATTCCCAAATCAGTTACTTCAGTAGGTGTTACCTCAGACGTTGCGTCGCTCACCGGTATTGATGCGCCGGTTGGAGGCGTAATGGCTTCTCCCGCCACGAGGGAGGGAGGGGCTTCGGCTGGTTTATTTTCTGGATAATATTCGTGGATAGGTGTATCACTCATTTTCGTCTAGTCCTTCTTCTTCTTCTTCGTGCTCTTCTTCGAAAACATTATTTATGTTTTCATTAAAACTTTTAGCGTTCACGCCCTCCATCGCATCCGCCCAGTGACTTACTAAATATTGCAATGACATGGCGTTTCTTTCATCCTCCACCTTGGAGTAAACTCGAGGGTTGCCATCCTCGTCGAAATTAAACAACATGAAACCCCCGCAGGACCACTCGCTGATCTGGTCTAGAATGATGTCGGGTATTCTGTGCGTTTCGCTAATTTTCATACAACTTATTACACTATTTTACACACTCACCGAAAACTTCTCCAAAATGTATTCTGGAGATAGGGATGCTAAATCTTCTTGGGTTATTTCTAAAATTTTAAAATTATTATTTTCTAGCCATACCATCTTGTGGTGATCTCTTTTGATGGATTTTAGATAGTTTGCTCTGGAGTTACCGTGAAAAAACTTGTTAAACGACTCGTGCTGAGGACCTTGCGCCTCCACTGCAATTCTTTTGGTCATATTTATCATGTCCACCTTCATTCTCGTCCCATAAACCGGAAACTCTTCGTAACAGATATGTTTTCTCCAAAATGTTTTAAAAAACTGTTTGACTTCAAATTGGAAATTTGAGCGACATGCTCCCTCCCAATCGATTCTGTATTTATGGACACTTTTGTATCTAAGTTTTCCTCTAACATCATATAGTTTCACTTTATCTCCAACGCTTTTTTGAATTTGTTGAAAAGATAATCTCGAACTTTATGCATTTCCTCTAGATATTTGCGGAAATTATCTAGTCCTTGGTGCTTACTCTCCATTTCCACACCTGCTTTTTTGAGTTCTTTGATTAGGGGGTCTCCCACAATGATCCAAGCCCCTTTGGTTGTCGCCATATCCCATTGTAGAAGCATACCTATGATTTCGTACTCTATCCAAATACTCCTGCCTCCGGTGCGCCCATACTTAATTGGATAACGAACCTCTGCGCCTGTTCTTTCATTAGCTGATTTGCGAAACACTACCTTACACCAATGTCCGTCCGGCTTCTTTTCTTTAGGCGGAATCGTATCTCCTCCCCATCGGGGTTGAAATTCCAAAATCCAATCAGAGTAATGAAGTAACGCGTTGCCTCCGGAAGCATTAGTTAATTTCGGATCAGTTCTTTCATACTGGTTCACGCTAACTTTACTCCTTACCTGTGAGATCATGAAACAGATGTGACCTTTCGTGGAAAGCCCCAAAGCCATCTTCTTCAAGAAATTGGAGCTTAAAACAGACCCTCCGGCAACCTTGTCAGAATCCTCAAAAGAACGATCCATGTCTTTCTTGGGAACCATCGCGTCCATAGAGTCTATAATGAAAAAATATTTGCAGTCAGTTGGGTTGTTCGTTATCAAGTCCCTCATCAACTGAAGAACACTCTCAAAAATATTACTTTTATAAACAAACCATTTACCGGGAGAAGTGTCGAGCCCAGAACGTGCGATCATATTCGATGAAAGCCTTCCTTCTGACTTGATATAAACTGCCATAGAATTTTCTACCGTGGTTTGAAAGTTACGGGCAAAAGCGAGAGCGCAGGAAGTTTTCCCTCCTTCCGCTACCCCCGAAGCTCGAATGATGGAGGGACGGATACCCCCTGACATTTCAATATCTAGCAACAGGCTTCCGCTAGAGACCGTGTACTCGGGGGTTTCCTCGAAGTTATAATGATCCTCCTTGTTGTCTTTGAGGTAGCTCTGTATTTGCTGTACAGGACTAAGCGCTTCAGTTGTTTTCTTTTTTACTGCCATATTTTAGGAAATCTCTAATATTGGTGGATTTTTTCGACATCACCTTGTCGTTGCCGAATTTGGCGTCCGGTACATTATGTCGGATAGGGGGTGCCAAGTCAAGACTAAATTTAGCGTACTCTATTTTGAGGTAAGCTAGACCTTGGGGGGCGACATACCAAGTTAAGCTGTCGGCGTCGAATTTAGGGGGAAGCGCCTTCCAGAAGGCTTTAAGGGGGTATTTTTCAATTAATCTTTTAGCAAACCCCATTTCCCTCAAAGAGGCGTTCCGATCTTTCCATATGGCTTTCGGGTTCTTTAATAATTTATTTATTATGAATCCGTTTAGCGTCTCTTCGGGCTTCTTGCGGCCCTTCCTCAGGCATGGAGGAGAGCAAAACTTTTTTTTATAAGGTGAATGGAACGATTTGTTACAATGTTCACATTCGAATCTTTTGAGCTTCGCCATCGCCTTCTACTTTATTAGGTTCGGGCTTGCGTGTCAAGCTTTGTGTAGTATTTTTGAAAAACCTCAAAAGGGGAGGCTCGGGGGGGAAAAGTCCGTTTTTTCCAAAAAAAATTATGGTCGTTTGGATTTGAGGCGACTTTCCCAAGATGCGACCATGTCTTCAACCAAGGTCGTGAAGTTGTATTTCGGTTCCCAGTCCAAAGCCTTGCGTGATTTAGAGGAGTCTCCCTGAAGTTTTTTGAGTTCTTCGGGGCGCATAAATTTTGCGTCCTGTTTGACGTAATCTTTATAGTCTACGCCGTAATAACCAAAAGCTGCGTGGCAAAAGTCTCTAACCGAATGACTTTCTTTGGAAGATATAACAAATTCATCGGGCTCATGGTGCTGGAGAATCAAATGCATGGCTCTTACGTAGTCTTTGGCGTGTCCCCAGTCTCTGTGAGAATCTAAGTTTCCCAAGGTTAGGTCCTCTTGTAGGCCTAGTTTAATGGCGGCAGCTCCTCGTGCTATTTTTGCGGTTACAAAATTGGCTCCACGACGTGGAGATTCATGATTGAAAAGTATACCGTTCGAGGCAAATAAACCATAGGAATTGCGATAATTCCTCACGATGCAATAAGCCGCAAGCTTTGAGCACCCGTATGGGCTTACGGGTTTCATGGCGGTTGTCTCTCTCTGAAAGCCGTCAGAGTCAATTTCGTTTCCAAACATTTCGGAAGAGCTGGCTTGATAAAAGTGGGCTTTCGGGCATATTGTACGGTAAGCTTCCAAAAGGTTTAAAGTTCCCACGACATTCGTCTGCATAGTAAACTGGGGAATATCAAAACTTATCCGGACATGGCTCTGCGCTCCCAAATTGTAGATCTCATCCGGTTTGACTAGAGCTACCAGACGGTTAATAGAAGAAGGATCTAGGAGGTCTCCATAGTCTGCTTCCAAACCCTTGTCGAAAAGATGAACAACTCGAGTGTCTTGTGATTCCGCGTCCGAATGACGACGTATCATTCCATAAACATCGTAATCTTTTTCTAGAAGGTGCTCGGCGAGATAGCTACCGTCTTGACCAGACAGTCCTGTTATAAATGCTTTTTTCTTGCTCATTTTTTTACACAAATAAATTTTATTTTATAATCACCATCGGTGGGGTTTGGATCCCCATTTGCCTTAAAGACTTTATATTCACCTTTAAAGTATTTGTCAATTAATTCTTTGAAGTTATTGTGACTCCAAATTACGTGATCAAGGGTATAGGTGAAATATTTGGTCTCCTTGTCGTTTTTTACTGTTACTTTATTGTCCAATTTCAGCGTGGATGTTTCAGAAAGGT